CAATTCTCCATCAGGTTCAGGTTCAACTTCCAACATCCTACCAGTGTGCTTATTGTAATGCAAGTGACAGGCTGGTCCTGTCTGCCCACTGTATCTATTCTTCAACACCCTCACCTTAGTGGTGTTGCGAATCACAAGGTCTTCAGATTGTCCATTGCGTTCAAGACCAATCACCATATCTGACAGCTGTGCAATTGCGGCAGAGCCGCGAAGCTGTGACAGTGATGTAAGCGCACCTTCTTCATGGCCTTCATTGGCTGGTCGTTTCAAGTGACTAACAATGATGAGGGCAATGTTAGTTTCTTGCACCAGCATACGCAGCTTCGTCATGATTTCGTCAATGGCTTTGCGCTCATCACCATTGTCTTGTGCCGACACAATGATGGACAGGTGATCAAGAAATACATACTTGCATCCCATACCCTTTGCCATGTAGCGTACACGATTGATGATGTTCTCCACTGATGTGCTGCCAAAGTGATCAAACAAGAACAGTCGGTCTGTGCCAAGTGTCTCAGCAAAGGCTCGTTCACGCTCTTCATTAGACACAACAGAGTCAGGTAGATGCAATGGTGCGTTAGCAGCCAAGCTCATCATCGACAGCGCTGTCTTGCGAACACTTTCTTCAAGAAACATCAGACCAATGTTGTCCTTAGTCTTCTGCAACAGATGCCACACCACCTCACGCAGCACTTGGCTCTTGCCTAAGCCGCTACCAGCAGTGACAGTGACAAGCTCACCGAAGCGTAGGCCATAGGTAAGTTCATTCAACCCTGCCCACGGGTAGTTGCAATCGGCTGGTGCCATAGGTGTACACACGACATCCCATAGGCTGCTGCCAGCTACGATGCCATCGGGTACAAAAGACTCAGCCTTCCACCAGCGATCAACGAATGCTGCTTCTTTGCTTTCAGCAAGCCAATCACAGGCATCCTTGTGATCAGGAACAGGCTTGAACACCTTGCACTTGCTACCAAAAAGCTCAGCCACTTCTTTGCTGGCCTTGATACCAGCAGCATCACCATCAAAGCAAACGACAATAGATTCAAAGCTGTTCAAGTATTCGTAGTTGGCACGACAGTCTTTGACAGCAGAAGCTGCACCATTGCGGATGCTAACTACAGGCCATTTGCTACCTGTCATTTGGTATGCAGCCAGTGCATCAAACTCACCCTCAACAATGGTGATGTACTTGCCAGCAGTGGGGAAAAGATTCTGTCCGAACAGCGTACCCTTAGACCATGCTCCGCTGGCAACAAAGGTCTTGTCCTTCACACCTCTCACCTTAGCAGCTACAAGCTGTAGGTCTTTGTCGTAGTAGGGGAAGTAGTATTTGTCCTCATCACGGACAACACCGAAGCGTTCCATTGTTGTTTTAGTAATGCGTCTTTCAACAACAGATACTGAGTTTCCCTTATTATAATTCTTAAGGAAGGCCATGTCTGGCACTTTAATATCTACATCAATCACAGTGTATTCTTTCTCATCATCGGGTGGTGTATATACAGAACAAACAAAACAATAGGTTGACCTATCATTATTGATAGCGCATCCATCACTGCTACCACATTTGTCACATCGGGTATGTGTCTTTATAAAAGCCATGTCTCTATTTTGGTGGAGTTTTTGCAAAGATGTTAAACAATTTAGTGCGAAGCAGTGCAGCCTCTCTATCATTGTTCAGCCCATAAATTGAGCCGTAGTTTACATTGTCTTCGCGTTTCTTCTTGACAACATCCGTCATGATTTGACCTGTTGTTTTTCCGCTACTAAGTCTTGCTGTATACAAAGGGTCATTGGCAAACGATGATGATCTACGATTTACATTCCATAGAAAAGGATTGTCGCTAGCGCATTTACATGTCATGCTGCACCCTTTGCTGCAATGTACAAGCCTACATTACCTAAGCTGTAGCCTATGAAGGCTACGCCCAATCCCATGTTGCCCTTGATAATTAAATCAACAGCAACCACTAAATATACTACGCCGATGACGGCGATAAGCCATGCTGACATTTATTTCTCCAGTTGATTTAGTTCAAGCGACATAGCTTCAACAGTGCGATAGGCTTTGATTGATTGATATGAATCATCCCATCCATACTTCACACACATGTCACGAATCTGTTGGGCAGATAGCAGCAATGCTTTTGTTGGCTGTGGTCTGATGTAGCAAGGTGTACAAACAGAACCAACAAACTGACCCTCATCCATACAGTTCGAGCAGTCTTTAATAGCACATTTAATTTTAGTCATATCAATCCCATAAGTTTTCGTAATATTTACCAAACAATTTATATCCATTGGATATCCGCTTCTGATAGACGGCTGCGCCTTTCATGTCATACTTGTATGTATCCCTGTCACCTGTAACCATTTGATGATTTCCATTCTCAAGGCACAGCCATTGTATGTCATGAGTGCCAGTGTGAAAGCCATCTTCCCAATCATTGAATTGACTTTCAAAAGCAAAGATCATTTCTCCCATCACCCAATTCCATCGTTTGAAATGATTGTCATCAACACAATATTCATTTTCTTTGGGTGGTGCTGCTGTTGATCTCAACTCAACAGGTACATCCTTGTCATCAACATGAGGCGCACCATGTTTACTTGCCTGTAGTTGCTTGAGCATTGGCAATACTATGTGGGCAAGTGTATTATCCATGCTCCATGTGTCCCACTTGTCAATGTGTACCTTAATCTTTTGATTGCGAAAGGTATGTACCCAAGTTAAAAACTTATACAGCATTGTCATAGGTCGATCATCCCTCAACACAATCGTGTCACCTTTCTTTGGTGTAGGACACACACTACCATGTGCCAACCACTCACCAAACTTGTGTACACAATCAGTGTCATCCTTCATCCAAAAGCAAAGAGCCTGAGCTAGTTGATAAGGACCAAACCAGTTTTTATATTTACCAATTGTTACTTTCATGTGTTCTTCCTTACTTCATCAATCACTTCGTTAATGTGCGCCCATGTACCCATGCTTTCAATTACTTTAATGATGCGCTCACGCTCTGCTGCTGCGACAAGGGCGGCAAAGCGTTCAAGATTAATGCTGTCTCGTAAGCCAGCTTCTTTTGCCATTTCAAAGTTTGTTTTCATGCGTCCACCCACTTCTGTTCAATGCTACACCACGCCACACGCCTACTGTCAATGATGCAGTACCCACCCACAACATCGTCAAGCTGCCCACCAAGGCAGTAGTAGCTGTCCTCTTTAAAGGCTATGAGTTTCTCACTAGCAGCAAGCTGCACAGTGACAGTGCGGATGCCGTCCTTGCGGGTAAAGTCTTTGGTGATTTTCATATCATATCCCTCATATCCTGTGCAACAGATGCACTCTTTAATGTGTTCTTAATGTAAGGTGTAAGGCTGTGTGTTGTTGCATGTCCTGTGACAGACATGACATTGGTCAGTGGTACACCAGCTTCAATCATCTCAGTCACTGCTGTTCGCCTCATGTCCATCATCTTAAGGTGATCTGGTATGCCAGACTCTCGCATGATTGTGCCACCAACCTTAGCCAATTGCAATAGGGTGTAAGGTTTAAATCCACCACTACCATCCCCTGTTGGTGACGGAACAATGTACTTCTGCCAGCCAATGTCAGCCTTCTGCTGTGCCAGCATCTCACGCAAGGCAGCACTGGTTGGTATCTCCACCCTTGCCCTACGCTTGCTCTGCTCCAGCTTCATCACCCCTGTGTCAGCATCGTAGTTGTCCCATGTGAGCAGTCGCATGTCGCCTAGCCTCTGACCCCATGAGTAGGCCATGTACACCAGCAACCCAATGTTACGCCACTCATACTTGGTGAATGCCTTGTCCATGAATTGCTTGATGTGTTTCTTTTCCCACACCACACGGCGCGGCTTGTCTTGCCGTCTGCTCACCTCAGTGAAGGGGTTGTGCTTTGTAAAGCCATTGCGGATAGCAAAGCTAAACAACAAACGATAGACAGCCAGTGTGTGATTGGCAAGGCTAACACTGTTCTCTGCATGCTTGTCGTAGATACGCTGGCACATTGGTGTGGCAATGTCACACAGCCTTGTGTTGAGTAGCTCCTGTGCCACTGTAGCATCACGAAACCATTGCTTCAGGTAGTAGACATAATCAGTCTTGCTCTTTGGAGACAGGGCTTTGTAGCCTATGCTGTTGATGTAAGACTTGAACAGGTCTTCAACCCTAGACTTCTCAGACAAGTCTTTTAAGTAGCGGTGTTCCTTACGCCACGAGTCCATGATTGCATTATGCTTCTCAGCATACTCGACAGCAGCTTCGTAGTCTGTGCCACATGCCTTACGCTCAACTATACCAGCATCAATTGCATCTACTGGAGGGTTGTAGCGGTAGTGTGTAGTGTCATAGCGGATGAAGGATAATAGGTAGCGTGGTAGTTTCATATGAGCATCCTGCCTATGTACATACCAGTGAATATTAAAAGCATAGCCACCACTATAAGTGCTGCAAATATTGCACCAATAAGCATCTGTCCAATGCTGTACCACTCTACGCTAAGCTCTTCAATATCATCTGGAACGGACGGATATGGTTTGATCTTACGAGTCTCCACAGGATCAAGTCCTGCATTGTTAAACCCGCAACTCACTGTGCAATCCTGTGGGTGTGGGCAAGGGGTATTCCCGCCCATCCCGTCACACATTCTTTTCATTGTCATTCTCCTTCGTACAGATAGTACAAATCGTTTGCCATGACAAGCAACTCATCATGCTTGACCAGCTTGTCGAGCCAGCGCTGAGGGATGGCAGAGTAGCCATAGATACGGCCAGCAATCATACCAGTGACAGCACCCACTGTGTCAGCATCACCACCCTTGTTGATGGCATGTACAACAGCGTCTTTAAAGCTTGTTGTACGAGCAATGCTATCCCATGCTGAAGCATAGCAGCCCATCACAGAACCATCAGGTTTTGCTGCACCCTTGACACGCAGATCATCATAGCAAGACAGTCTGCTGCCACGATGAAGCTCTTCAGCCAATGCCGATACATATTGCACAGTGTCTTTTGTGCCATGTGTAATCAATGCTGTCGCAACAGACTCACCAATAGCCAGTGCCATGCATCGATGATTGACCATAACATTAGCTGCCATTCGCATGATAGAACCATTGCCGCTGGTCTTGTAGTCTGTGCTGCCCCCATAGATGCGAGAACCACTGATGCTGTTAAGGGCATCGGCTGTGGTACGGCCAATGTCAAAGCAATAGTCACGAGTACCATGCATGCCGTGGTTTTTCCAAACACGGAAGTTATTAACAATCACCTTTGGTGCAAAGGTTTTGAAGTTGATGTATGCATCGGCAATGCACACCATCATGGCCGTGTCATCTGTCCACTCACCAACAGCAGTATCGTGAGTGCCACCACCCACCATCTCAGTGAGCGGATGCCCTGTGTTTGGCTGTGTAAATTCTAGCGGTGCGCCAAGCGCATCACCAATAGCTGTGCCAATGAACATGCCAATTGCATAGTCTTTATCCATACATATACCCCTTGTGTTGTTGTCAATGCACACCATACTTAAATGATGTGCATCAAGTACTACACTAGTTACGCAGCCATCTCTTCAGCAATATTCCACAACTCGCTGTTGATGCGGATGTTTTCTTTCACGCTGTTGATGGGACGAGCCTTACGGATAGAGCCGTATGGTGTTGCCTCAGTCAGGCTCTTGACAAATGCCTTGCCACGGATGACGCTTTCCTGAATGCGGTTGAACACAGTGAAGGCATCCATGTGGTCATCCTCATTGCGGTTGATGGCAAGCACATCGGTGATGGTTTTCTCGATGGCATAGACACCCTTCTCCTGTGTATCGTACATGTCCCAACGAGTAGCAACGCTACGCTTAGCCATCTCATACGCTGATGCACTGGACAGTTGCACACTCTTGAGCAGGTTGATACGCTCCATCATAGCTGGCAGGTTAGCCACTGTGTTACGCAGCATGTCTTCAAAGCCTGACAATGCAGAGGTGTTGTGATACATACGATTCTGGAAGCCGTCACCAGCAACGATGCCGTTAGAGCAGATGAAACGGAATGCACCAGCAAACAACTTGACGCTGCTGCTGCCATCATGGCTGTTGTACAAGATGATTTCAGGACGCACATCACCCTGAGCAAAGTCAGTGTCGATGGTACGAGCAAAGGCAATCATGTGGGCTGAATGCTCAGCAGCTACCTTACGGCTACGCTTCTGTGCTGCTTGCACTGGAGCATATCCATAGTCCTGCATCACAGGGATGAGGTCGCTAGTGTGCAGTGCAACATAACGATCAGTCAAGCGGTCATGCTTGGTAGTGGCAAACACAGCAGGGGATAGCTGCTGGATGCGCTCTGTTGTCAGGGCCGTGTTGTTTGCATTGCGGGAGAAGATGACATGTTTAGACATTGAAGTTTCCTTAAAAGACACAGCGACATTGCTGCTAGGGGTTAGAGTGTAAACGATAAGTTAAATGTTTGTCAAGTAATGTCCGACTCAGGTGAAGGGGTATCGTCCTTCTTCACCAGTGGATGCACACTCTGCCATGCAGCCAAGTGACACACCTCACCGAACATGTTCAGGCAGTAGCTGTACGAGCCGTCAATGTGATCGTAGTAGAACACATCACCCAACGGCGCTTGTATATAGCTCCTTGGCCTACACTTGTAAAGCTCACGCACTGGTAGCACATCGAAGTCATTAATATCAATATCAGTAATCATATAAGCGCCTTTCATTTGTTGTACCTATTAACTAGTTGTCTCAGTATCATTATGTCACC